TTGGCTGTATCCGATGATCTGCCTGTACTCTCCTGCCGAGAGGTCGACTGTAGTGCAAAGCCCTGCGGTATTGGAGACATGCACCGGGAGCCCTGCGGAGGTGAACGCATACGCCGGGTGATGGATAATGCCTTCCACAAGAGAAGGGGCAGGACCCATGCTGTTCGCGCTGGCTACCATGATTCTGATATCTCCGAGTGTCGTGGTTGCGTCCGCGTCGGCCTTTGCGACATAAGGATATCCCGGTCCTGACGTGCTGGTGATGTAAACGACATCCCCAAAGGAAACATCCTCCATGGGAACCACTTTCTGGATCAGTCCGCAGTAATCCTCTGCCGGAGGGTCTATAAGCGCGATCTTTCCGAGAGTGCCGGTCACGAACCCGCCGTAGATCCCCGCGAAAGAGAAGATCGCCAGGAAAGCCAGCAGCATGAAGCCGATTCGTTCCTTTTTCATCATGCCTTCCTTGAAAGCGGGGAGAGCCTTGTTCGACCCTCCCCTGTCTGTGCTACTCGCCTTTTTTGAATGCTTCCTTGCCCGGAGCCTTCATAGAGGGAAATTCTTTCCTCTTGGCTACCTTGGTCCCGAGCCGCGGGGTTGGTTCTTCGGGGGGCTTCTCTCCGGCGCTCATCTCGATGAAATGATGAGGGACTTTTTCATCCTTCGCCGGAACGTACTCATCGCCCCTCTTCCAGAGCCTTCCACGGTGAAAGCATTTATTTATGCACACATACGCCATGGTTCACCCCCTTACGAGGTCAGGCCGAGAGCAACGGGGTCTTTGTTGGACTGAACATCCTCGACGATCCCGATCGTGAGCTTACCTTTCGTGGAGGTCTCGCCTCCGATGGTGTAGGTGCCACCAATGAACCGGGGGCAATCGTCGGGCAGCGCCACGTTGATCTGGGGCGGCTTGTACCCGGCAATGGCTGTCGATACATTGAGTGCGCCGGTCGTGAGCAGCGTAGTGCCGAGAGAATCCGTGGTACCTACCGCGATTGCGATGGTGATGGTTGCCGTTTTATTGGCTGAATCCAGGCCCTCGGTGAACTGACAGAACAGCTTGAGCGGCTTCCCGCTTCCCCGGTGAGCAACGCCAAGGTCAATCACGTTATCGAAGGCTACCGCTCCCGCTGCGTGTGCAACAGAAGAGTCGTCCATGAGCAAAAGATCTTTATCCAGTATCATTGTTCTTCTCCTTTCCCCGGCTTACGACAGGGCGGTTTCGAGGGTTATCGCGTCCACCTTCTTGATGGGGATGCCCATGAAATTCGTCTGGAGCCTGCCGAACGGGTCATTCGCCGTATAGAAGGCGTTGGACTTGTTGATTGCCAACTGGTCGAACTGCGTTTTGAGGTACTTGTTGCAGTAGAACACCGGGCGGCCCATGCGGAGGTTCGGTATCCAGTTCATGGCCTGTGCCAGAAGATTCGCGGAGGCCACGCCGTGGGTGGTTGCTCCGGTGGTGGCAATGGCCGTCTCGAAATTGGCGATTCTTACGATGTACCGCCAGTCACGAACGCACAAACCACACTCCCACTTGTAATGGGTCCGGTAGCCCTGATACTTGCCCGCCGGGTTTGCCGAGTCCTCAAGGGTGACTTCGCCCAGGTCCTGAGTCTCGATGCCCGCCTTGCTTCCCTTGGGGAAGATGCCGTGAACGGTGTTCGGCCCCCAGACAACGAGCCAGATGGAGCTGGTGTCATCGCCGCTGCCGCCTGCATTCAGCACGTTGTTTTTGCCATAGCTGGTGGTTGCCAGGATGTCGGAATACCGGGGAGCCAAGCCGAGAAACTTCTCGGGGTTGGTGTCGGTGTCGCCATAGATCAGGATGTCCGCGAATTCCTGGTTCATGGCCTCGATGAATGCGCGATCTTCGGAGAGCCTGAACTCTGCCGTGTTGCCGTTGAGGTCGGCCAACTTCTTATCGACCTCTGCGTATGCCTCCAGCATTCCACAGGTGTCATCCACCTGAATGGTGGTAGACTTGGAAGGCTGAACGCCATAATTCAGTTTGCGCCACGTCGCCGAGGGAAGACCGGTTCTGATGGTCGTGCGGTGTCCGGTGGGAAGGTTCCCTTCCAGCCAGACCATATCGTCCAGGATCTCGTTAGTCTCGTTGAGCATTTCGACGATTTTGTCCACCTTGCCGCCCGGGTCTATCCGCTTTGCCCAATCTGCCAGAGTGAGCTTTGTTCCGATTGTAGACATAGTTATATCTCCTTGTTTTTACTTGCTCATGCTTGGGTACAGAACTTCAGCCGCCGACTTCCCTCTGGTGTCTCCCGCCGCGTTCCGTGCGAAGTGGTCAGGCGAAATGAGGTCTGCCAGGGAGATCGCGAACTTGATGAACGTGGGGTTGTCGCCTATGCCGGTGTCGTCGAGGAATGCCTTGAAGTCTTCCGATTTGATGCCTACCTTGTCCGCGATCTGAGAACAGCGCAGGAAAGCGTTGTTCATGGTTTCCGCGTACTTATCGCCGTACTCTTTCTTGAGTGCGGCTTCAGTCTCCGTGACCTGCTTCTGAATAGCTGCCGCTGCGTCCTTCAGCTCCTGAAGCTCGGATGCCATGAGGGCGTCATACGCCTTGGCAGCCTGCTCTTTGCTGAGTCCTGCTGCGTGAGCCACTTTCGCCATTGACTGTGAAAGCTCGGTTGCGATATCGTCAGGCATTCCCTCGAACTTCGTCGGGAGTTCGTAGGCTTCCGGTGTCTCGGGGACCACGGGCTTGCTGTCCTCGATCTGCTTCTTGAGTGCCGCGGCCTCGGCCTGTACCGTGAGGTGCGCCTTTGCCAATGACTCAACGCTGTCATAGGTCTTCAGGGTTTCGTTGCCCTTCAGGGCCTCGTCAGCTATCGAATCGTACCAGTTCGCTTCCCCGCCGCCCTGTCCGGTGTCACCCGTTGAGCCTTGAGTCTGCTGTCCTTCTTCTGCCATTGTTCTTTCCTCCAGTTTTGTCCGGGCAATAAAAAAGAGAGCCGTAGGGTGTGTGGCCCCACACGGCTCTCTCGTTTATTCTTGCGTCCGTTCCAGGTGATCAGCCCGAACCGGAACCCGGTTTGTTCACTTACTTAAGTCTTTGCTTCTCCCGCCTTAATCATGGACACATAGACCTCGGGGCTTGCAGCCGCCAGCCGGTGCTCTATCTCCCGGCCAACGGAGCGCTTCCCTGCGAAAAATGCGTCCTTGGAATTGCCGTAAAACGTCTCCACCTTGAGCGTCGTTATTTCCAACAGCCACCAGAGAAATTCCCTTCCCTGCGGTGTCGTGGTCAGGTCCTTGATTGCCTGCCGGATACTGGATTCAAGATCCCCGGCAAGTTCAGCGACCTTCTGGGAGGCGTCTTCGTACAGGTCCGACTTCATCCTTCCATGGCCTCCTGCGCCGCCGTAAGTGCGTTCTTTCCTTCAAGGCTGGCCCCTGCCAGGTCCTTCATCCGTGCCGCCTCCTGGTTAGCCTGCTCCTGCTCCATCATGGCCTGCTGCTGCTGCTGCCGCTGCTGCCTCAGTTCCATCATCTCGTCATTGGAGCGGTTGCACTTGGGAGGAATCCCGGTCACATCAGCGGCCTCGTCCATGATCGCGTCCACGTCTATCTTGTCCACGACCTCGGGATTGAGCTGCGCCAGGTCCATACCTACGCCGACATACGCCCTCATCTGCTCCAGACCGGCCAGCTTCTGAGCCTGTGCGAGCGTGCTTATGTATTCGATCTCGAGGTTTTCACCCTGAAGCTCGGGGGGAGCGGGAGGGAGGATCCCCCTCCGCGCTGCCGCCGAATAGGTGAAATCTATCACCTGATCGAGCAATTCATCCGTCTGCTTCTCAATGGCGGGACCGAGAGTGAACAGCTTTTCCTGCTTGCGCTCCAGGATCTCGGTCGCCGTCATGTCATCCTTTTCCACCATCATGATGAACAGGTCCGTGTACAAGCTCCGCTCGATGATGTTCCGAACGTCATGGATGCTCTCGATAGCCGCGTTGATGTCGTAGTTGACGTTATAGAGGGCCCCGAACTGAGCGATCTTGTCTGCGTCCATGTAGTTTTTCCCGCCCGGGAGGGTATTGATGCCCTTCTTGTTCAGGGCCGTGGGGCCGATCACGGGAGGATCAACCATCTTGTGAGCGGCCTTGAGTTTGGTCATGTTCTCTTCCTGGAGCAGCTTGACCTGCCTCAGAACCATGTGGCCGGGTCCCGTGCCGTAGACCGCAGAGCCGACGGCGCTCCACCTGGGAGCCGCAATCGGGCACTCATCGAACCCACTCTCTCCGAGGACATCCTGACCATCAGGCTCGAAATATACGGACGAATACGGCATGTTGAGCGTGTCTATCTTGGATGTGTCCCTGCCCTCTCTCGGTTCCACCACCTGAATCAGTTTGAACAGATGGAACGGGTCATTGCCTTCCGCAGCCGTCCTCACCTTGTCCGTCACCCGCTCCTTACCCCATCGCCTCACGATGTTTCGCGCCGGCATGTAGAGCTCGCGGTACATGGTGTTCACCCTGCCGTCATCGCCTACGTCTATCCAGTACTCGCCGGCTGTAAGGGCAGTGAATCTCACCACCTTGGTGAAATCCTCTTCCATGAGCAGACAGCCGGTCCCGAACGTGCCTTGCTCAAGATAGATGTTATGCGTCGCAGTATAGAAATTGCTCTGCGCGAAAATGGCGTAAAGGATATGCTCCACGGCGGAGAAGTATTCCCGGAACGGCTTGTACTTGTTCATGTCCGGGTCATTGGTATGGAGCCTGAGCCACGGCCTCTTCGGGCTGTTCAGGCCGCCCTGCATCCCGGCAGCGAAGTAGTTGAGACATATCGTGGCAGAGGGGTCGATCAACTTCTTGTATCTGTCGGTGCGCTCTTTGCCGGGCTCCTCTCCATCGAAGAAGCCGCGATCGGGCGCCAGGTAGTCGGAGAGGTCGCGATACAGGCTCTCGTAGCTCCTGCGCTTGTTCTTGAGGTATTCATGCTTCTTCTTGAGCAGGGTCAGGTCTGCGCTCATTACAGTATCCTCACGGGCTCTTTGAATATGCCCAGACTCGGCATCTCGGAGGGGTTGGGGGCCTTGCCGTCGAAGCCATAGGCAAGGAAGCAGAGCTCGGAGCAGAACAGCCGCCGGGGATTGGCTGACACCTTGGCAATCGCCTGAGTGAACAGAGATCCCCAATCATACCCGATGCCGCTCATGTCGAGCATCCTGCCGCCGATACCCCTGCGCCTGACCTCCCATTCGTCCACCAGGGGATACCACCAGACACGTCCGTTATATTCCCCCAGGTATTCAGAGAGCAGGACGGGATACACACCCCTTGGCTCGGCAGTCATGGTCATGCGCCTTCCGTACTCGCGGAAATTGATCACCAGGGAGGAATGGCTGAACTTGCCCGTCCTGGCCTTGATGATCTTGCTTATGATGCCATTGCCGGAGAACTGCAGGAGGTCCCCGGTCTGCATCTTATCGCGATTCTGATGATATCGGGACAGATCGTTCATTTTCTATAATCCGAACAGGCTCTTGATGAGGTGAAGGAGAAAGCCCCGCGCCGCGTATGCGATCATCTGGTTCGCCTCTTCGTCGGTCATGTTCGCCAGTGAGAACAGAAACTCCTTGTCTTCATCGGTGAGCCCCGCCATGGTTGCAATCAATCCGAAGCGGTCCCTTTTGTCCATGAATAGAAGTCGCTCAAGGGCGAGCCTTTCCGGTGCCGCCATTGCCTGATAGATTTGCCTGAATCGTCTCTTATCCATGTCAGTCAGCCTCCAATGCCCACCAGTGTTCCGATGAGCTTGCCGAATGTTGCGAGGTCGCCCCTTGCTATTGCCACGAGAGCGAGGATAAAAACACCAATCGCCTTCCAGGAGACAGGCGGGATCGCCATGCGCCATGGAGAACCGAGCAGGGTATCGAGCTTCACATCCATGCTTTCCTGCCGCTGATACATCTCTTCAACATTTGAGAATAATGTCCTGAATTTCTGATCCAGCTCCAATGTCTCAAACGCCTTGCTGTTGATCTCCATCCGCCCTATCCTTCCTTGAATAGTTTTCTTCCGAAGTGCGGCGTGTCCAGGAAACTCTTCCAGTTGCCTCCCCACTCGTATTTCGGGTCCAGGCTCTCCCAGAAGTCGCCGAACCGCTGCAGTGTTTTCTTGTCCTGCACCCATCGACCCGAAGGGGAGAATATGAACAGGTCAATGGCGAGTTTCTGAATATGGCTTGATTTGAGGGTTTGCGATTTCCCGGTGCTGACGTACATCTGCTGCTGCTCAAGGGTCCGCTGCAACTCGCCGCCAGACGCAGAGCATCCCTCACGGTCAATGTAGGCGATAAGGAGCGCAACGTCCTTGAGGAACTTCCACTGAGCTTCACGCAGCGTCATAGCCCCGCCTCCGTCATGTAGGTGAAGGGGTCGTAGGTCTGCTGTTGCGCCTTGGCCTCAATGTGCCTGTCCTCGAACCTGGAGGCATGAACCGGGTGAGCGAATGTCAGTGCAAGTGCATCGCCGCAGTCAGGAGAAGACAGGCCGCGCTTCTTCATGTCCTCTTTCTTCTCCAGTTGGATTGAATCGGATGCACTGAACCC